ATGTTCTGAAACGAGGGCAAAAAGAATAAGGCAGCTTGCACTTTGGCCGGCGCGGCTGCCTTATTCCGATAGGGGGGCACTATTGTACCTCCGCACCCTCATTATACAGCAGACGGTGGTTAAATGCAATGCGCCGTTTTGAGGCGTGTGTCTATTATTAGGAGGGTTAAAAATGATGGAAGAAAAACAAAAGAATAAGAAACAAATTGAAGATGAATTCTTACATAGTTTAGCAAAAACGCTTTGCAAGACCGAGCATCCGGAATTAGCGTTTAATTCTTATAGCAAAGCACTAAAAGTTTTGTACAATGAGTTCGGCAAGAAGCCGAAGAACGACCTTTTGTCTTTCAGTCAAACTACTAACATCAATGTCTAGATCGGCAAATAGTTTCTTGAGACATATAAATATTTTTTCTTCTTTATCCCCTGAATCAGCCGACAATGATTCAGGGGGTTTTTCCGTTTTACCGAACTCCGCATCTAAATCAGTGATTTGGTAGATATCGCAGAGTATAAGGAAGGTTTCTGCGTCGGGCTGACGATATCCGCTTTCCCAACTATATACCGTTTTATCAGATACAGATATACCTTTTTTTTGTAGTAGTAATACAACTTCTTTCACGCTCAGGCCAGCTTCTTTTCTTTTTTTCTTCAATACTGAATATACAGATGTTTCCAATATAAATCACCTCTTTGTGTATTAAGTATAAGTCTAATAGAATCTAAAGTCAAGAATAAATTCTGCTAAAAGTAGAAAAACTTATTGGAAATCTATTGACATTCTACTTTAAGCAGGATATAATGCAGATAGATTCCGCGTAAAGTAGAAATGAGGTGAAAAAATGAACGTGTGTGAATCATTAAAAGCGATTATCAAAGGCAGGGGCATTACATACGCGCACTTATCCAGAGAAACTGGAATTCCAATTGATGCAATTTCTAGTTCTTTAAACGGAAAGCGAAACCTAAAAGCGGATGAATTTATTGCAATCTGTAGTGCTGCGGGCATCAATATGCAAAGCTTTAGAAAAAATCTAAACAAGCCGCCAAAAGCATCATCTCGGCTGAACTGAAAGAACGGATTCAATCAACAAGCATATTAGAAAGGATTTTTGCTATGAACAAGAAGAAAACCCACATAACGTGTCCGATATGTGGGAATGAAAGTTATCAATCCGCTAAGCAGTGCCGCCATTGCGGAACTATGTTTGACCGCAGAACCCCGTTCCAAAAATTCATTTCTAAATTACGGATTTTCAAACGGATAAATGATCTGGAACTTAAGAGTAAACAACAAGCGGCAGTAATAATGAAGTTATGTAAAGATGAAAGTTTTTATATTAAAAAGAAGCAATAAAATCATCTGGATTTGGAAACTGACTCTTAATAATATTGGATAATCTTGTTAGCAAATCACCGTAATCAGAGAAGCCTAGTACAAGATCATTTTTAAAAGTATTTGGAATAACTTGTAAAATTGTAGCTGGTCCATCTGAATTCGATTTAACGATTAACGCAACAAACATATTCTCTTTAGGAAATTCCGCATAATAACTATTTTCGGTATCGAAATAGAAGCTAGGAACATTTTGATATAGCTTGTCAGCCAATGATTCTCGGCATAAATGAATTCCACGGCACAACTCCATATTGCTATCCAAATACTTCCACTTTATTTGTTGCTCTTTACTTTTTTTAATTAAGCTCTGAAGAAATATTTCGTATCGAAGCTCTCTCATAACTAAATCTCCCTTTCCTTTTGTAGTTGTCCAGATAACTCGGCCATTTGCCTTGCAACTTTAGAAAAATTTATTTTAATAAAGTCTTTTTTGAGGTATCGAATAAGCAGAAACAGCTTGATTTTTTCATGTATAGAAAGTACGTGACCAAAACAAGACTTATAAGCTATTAACTGCTCGATTATATCTCCAACAGTTCCTTTATTGTGTTCATCGTTTTCAATAATTTCACGAAACCCTTTGAACTTCAATGCATAATTCTTTCTCTTCTTATTATAATCTTGAGCTTCTCTGAACTTTTTAAGCGTTTTATCTATACTATTCGTCTTTAATAAAGTATATACAGTCAAGGCAAAACCGACAATGCCCAATAAGGTATTAAACGCAGAAACGATCGGTGCTTGAAAGAAGGCTACGAAATGTTCAATCGTCACCACCCCCCTAAGATCGACTTCATTTTACCATATACAGGTTATTAATGTAAACCATATTTTTTTAGAAGCACTTAAATCTAAAGCATCATAAAGCAAAGAAAGGAGGCAAAATAAAAGTCATGAACCGAACAACTCCATTTAAAAATTGGAATACCGTCCCGTTGTTGTTCGGTCTACATACCGCATCCATTGTGTTTGACACAGCAGAAGAAACGCTGAAAAGACTGGCAGCGAAAGGAGAAGTTCCCGCAAAAAAGATGGGCGGAAAATGGATGTTTGAAAAAACGCGGGTGATGGAGTATTTCGGCATTAAGTCAACTGACAGCGAAAGGATCCGAGACTTGGAAAAGGAGGTTGACTATTTACGCCGGATCATCTGCGAATCAATTGAAAGGAGAGATGCAATTTGAAAGGGAAATGCAGCGAACCGAATTGCCCCAATGTCGTTTATCGTCGTGGACTATGCCGAAGGCATTGGGAAGCAATCAGGGAAGCGGAACGTCGTGCTTATGAGGAAGCGCAACGTCAAAAGGAAGAAGATAATCAGCGCGTTTTACGAGAAATGGAACGAAAATCCGCATGGCGGGAGCATCTTCCACCGGTCGTACATACCGAGCAAGAAGAGCTTGACGCAAGAGCGTTATACTACGGCAACCGCGAGCGGGAGATTTTTCGGCGCGGAAGGGCGTTGAGGTGTTGACGTGAAATGTTATAAACATGGCCAAATAGTGGCGTGTATGAAACCGCCCGTGTAATGAATACCCTTACAGCAAACCGCCAAAACCAAAAAGCTACACACCTGAATTGACAGTGAAAGAGGAGAACACCTATGAAACAATATAAAGTAACAATCACCAACGGCGATTACCCGCTATCTTACACCTGTGACGCGATCTCAGATGCATTTGAATGCCTGAGGACGCTTGAAAGTTGGGCGCCCGAGCGGATTGCATTTAATTGGGACGATCTGATGGATAGCCTCGTACAGATGCGCAGAAAAGAAATGTTAGAGGTTGAATACAGAGGTTGCGTGATCACCGCACCTGAGGAGGAGGATTGATGCCCATCTGGCTAGAAGCTGCCCTAGGCTTTGCCGCTATCGCGCTGGTAGCAATAGCGTGCTGGCGGGAGGAGAAGCTGGTGGAGTGGGAGAGTAGGGTGACCAAAAAGATAAAACGGAGGAGAAAGGAAGAATCATCATGGAAAAGAAAAAGTTTGACCGGGAAGAGGCCATAAACCTGATCGCAAGTGGGGAGATGGACAGGTTATTAGATTTTAATCTGCGCGGAGCCGACCTGCACAGAGCCAATCTGTGCGAAGCTGACCTGTGCGGAGCCAATCTGCGCGGAGCCGACCTGCGCGGAGCTAACATCGATTACGCCTGTTGGCCGCTATGGTGCGGGAGTCTGGGCGTTAAAGTGGACGTCAGTATAGCGCGGCAGCTTGCGTACCATTTGTGCGCGCTGGACTGTGATGATCCAGAGTACATCAAGGCGCGGAATGCGTTGCTGCCGTTTGCCAACCAGTTCCACCGGGTGCAGGAGTGCGGGATATTGGAGCTAATCGAAGCAAAATAATAAAGCCGCTTCCCGACTGCCATCGGAAAAGCGGCAAACACAATAAAACCATTCTTAGTATATGGGACAATCGGAGGAATGTCAAATGCAAATTGATTTGAGCCAATTATTTATCACTATGCCTGCATGTTACGGAAAACTGGATCAAGGCGTGAACTACACGATCCAGCAGGTTTTAGACTATATCGACGAATTAGGGGATCAGATTTCCGAAATGGAAGCCGAACGTGAACTCCTTCAGGATGAAATTTCGGATATAAAAGATCAGGTTTCCATGTATTACCGACCTGCCTCTCCATATGAGATCACGGGGTTAAGAGAATCGGATTTCCATTGAGGTGTCATTATGAAAGATATCAGACCGCTTCGGGCAGATGAAGTTGACCTTCGCATGAAGGGTTGTGTGGAAGGTAAGGCACAATATTTGCTATATGTTGATAGCCGGGCTTGCCGGAGAATCTTGGACGAAACCTTTGGAGTGCTTGGCTGGCAGGATACATATACGGAGATCAAAGGCGCTCTGTATTGCACAATAGAGGTGTGGGATGACGAGTATAAACATTGGGTGGCGAAACAGGACTGCGGCGTTGCGTCCTACGCCGAGAAAGTCAAGGGCGAGGCGAGCGATGCTTTCAAAAGAGCGTGTTTCAGCCTTGGGATCGGCCGGGAGTTGTATACGAAAATTCCAATTTGGATCAAAATTGATACCGTAGAGCAGAAAAGCAATGACGGAAAATCAAAACATGTGCCAAAGAACAGATATATTTCGTTCACTGTTTCCCGCTTGGAAGTAAACCGCAATACAGGAAAGATCAAATATCTATGCATTGTCGATAAGAATAACGAGCGAGTTTTTGAATGGGGATTTAGTGATGATCCTTACATTGACGAAGAGACAGAGCAAACCCGAAGAGGGTTGTTGCTTTATTGCGAAGAGTATGAAGAAATTACTGGAACCCCTTACGAAAAAGCATTCCGCGCTGTCATGCGTAAACACCCTAAAAATATTGAAGGCTATGTAAAAGCTATATTGGAAATGAAAGAACGGATTAAGAAAGAAAAAGCAAAGAAAGAAGAGGCCGATAGGCAAGAGTGTGAAGGGCTATGACTGAAATCAAGTACACGGAATCTGAGTGGCGGCAGGATAAGAGAGGGACATGGCTGTCCATCTTAGTAGACAGTCCGGAAACTGCAAAGCAATATTGCGAGAATCAGGAGCCAGGTAAAAAGTATGTTGCGGAATTAAAGGAATATCGAAAAAAACGATCCCTTGATGCAAACGCCTATTGCTGGGTATTGATCGGGCAGCTTGCCGCCAAGCTGCGCATCACTCCGTTGGAGGTATACCGGGAAGCCATCCGTGCAATTGGAGGGAACTACTACGTCACCCCCATCAAAAATGATGCTGTGCCGCGTTACCGGCAGATCTGGGAGGCACATGGGCTCGGCTGGATCTGCGAGGAGATGGGCGACAGCAAGCTTGACGGATACACAAACGTCATATCATACTACGGATCCAGCGAATACGACACGCGGCAAATGTCACGATTGATTGACTTGATTGTGATGGAGTGCAAGGAACAGGGGATCGAAACAATGACACCGAGAGAACTCGCTTTACTGAAAGAAGGCTGGAAAAATGGATGAACGTGTCTGTTGGCTTTGTGGGAGAAACGGCAACGGCGATCCACTGGAATGCCATCACATCTTCGGCGGGGCTATGCGGAAGAAAAGCGAAAAATACGGCTTGAAGGTTTATCTGTGCGGGGATCGCTGCCATAGGAACGGGACGAAATCAGTACATAGGAACTCCGAAACAATGCTTTCACTCCATCAATGGGGTCAAAGAAAAGCAATGATGAAAAACAACTGGACGATTGAAGAATTCAGACAGGAATTTCACAAAAATTATTTGGAGGACGAAGCATGATTAATAACGTTGTCATTATGGGTCGCCTGACAAAAGACCCGGAACTGAAAACCACACAATCAGGCCTATCCGTCGTTTCCTTCACAGTTGCGGTAGACCGCAACTGTCAGAAGGATGGGGAGCGTCGGGCGGATTTTTTGAATGTGGTTGCATGGAGGCAGACAGCAGAGTTTGTGGAGAAATACTTCGCGAAAGGCTCCATGATTGCCATTCAGGGATCAATTCAAACGCGAAAATATGAAGATAAAAGCGGGAATAAACGGACGGCAGTTGAAATTGTGGCGGATAACGTAAGCTTCTGCGGATCCAAAATCGGAAGCGGAAAGCCAAATCTAAATGTGTCCAATGATGATTTTGAAGAAATCGGAAACGATGATCTTCCTTTTTGAAGGAGGAATGGACCATGAATATCGACATTACCGAGTATATCCCTTATGGGCGCAAAAATGCCGTTTCTCGCCACGAACTGCAAAGACGTACCGGTTTACCGGATCGCACGGTTAGGGCGCTTATAGAGGACGCTAGGAGAAAAGGAGCGCACATTCTATCATCCAGTGCGGATAAAGGTTACTGGAAAAGCAACAATGTAGGAGAAATAAAAGAATTTCTGCGGGAAAGCGACGGGAGAATTAGAAAAACAGCACAGACTGTGGAAGCGCTGCGGAGGTATGTTGCAGAGCAGGAAGGAGAGGACGTTGTGCCGGTAAGAGCACATTTTCGACATTTGCAGAAACCAAAGATGCCGAAAGAACAGATTACATTTTAGGGGGGGCTGAGTTTGGCGGAACGAAGGATGTTCAGCCTAAAGGTTATTGATACCGATGCATTTTTAGATATGCCAATCTCTTCAAGGCTCCTTTATTACGAGCTTTCTATTAGAGCGGATGACGACGGTTTCATATCTTCACCTAAAAAAATCACACGAATGGTTGGATGCAGTGAAGATGATTTGAAAATGCTGATTATGAAACAATTCATCATCCCTTTCACAAGCGGAGTGTGTGTTATTCGGGATTGGAGAATCCACAATTACATCCAAAAAGATAGGTATCATGAAACGCAGTATGTTGACGAAAAATCACAACTCATCCTTGAGAAAAACGGGATGTATACAAAGCGTGTACACGATGTGTACAAAATGGATACCGAGGTTAGGTTAGAGTTAGGTAAGGATAGGTTAGAGATAGGAGAGGATAGGGGTGTGGGGGAAGGAACGCCGCCCAAGGCGGCTGACAGTTTCCCATATGACGATTACCGTAAAGCATTCATTGATTGCTGCCCTTCTCTTCCAAAGCCAAATGCTATTGATAAGTGGACTGCAAACCGGAAGAAAGCCCTACGTGCTAAAAAAATATCGGTAGATGAATTTCGTGATGTCTGCAAAAAAATAGAGCGAAGCGAATTTCTCACCGGGCGCGACGGGAAATGGCATGGCTGTTCTTTCGACTGGATTTTAAAGCCCGCAAATTGGCAAAAGATCACAGAAGGAAACTACGAGAACAAAAATCACCCTATCCGGCAAGTAGAATCGGGCGATAGAGAACCCTCGTATGATCTTGATGAATACATGAATAACGCGCTTCACACGTCGATTTCATACCAGAAACGGGGTGAAGAGAATGAATGAGCCTATCGGGTATGAGGCCATTATCTTGGAGCTCAGAACTTCGTTTAAGGCGTATTGTGAATTATACGGCCATAATGTAGCAAAGCGAGCGGTAAGGCAAGTTTATATGGAGGTTTTCAAAAGTGAACAAGTATCACGCGCAGAAGACGCTTCTGGAGGGAATAAAGTTTGACAGCAGGCATGAAGCGGAACGATACGCGGAATTAAAACTACTCCAGCGAGCTGGGAAAATCCGTAATCTCAGATGCCAAGTTCCGTTTGAGCTTGTCCCTAAGCAAGACGGCGAAAGGGCGGTTAAATACATAGCCGACTTTGTGTATGAAGAGAACGGTAGCATGGTGGTAGAAGACGCGAAAGGATTCCGCCCCAAAGATTACATCATTAAGCGAAAGCTTATGCTTTGGGTGCTTGGGATAAGAGTACGTGAAGTATGAAATTATCTACAGAATCAATCGTCAAAGACAATCCCTATGGATACACACTGAACATCAACCATCCTGCGGTATATCCCCTGTACATGCGGTACAAACGGTGGAAGGGGATCCCTGTTTGGTGCCCGATGTCGGATGGCGAGCGGATAGAGTTTGAAGGGTATTTGACAGGGAGGGAATCTGGATGAGGCAGCTAACGCACCTGTCCCTGTTTTCGGGGATCGGAGGGCTTGATCTGGCAGCCGAGAGGGCCGGATTCCGCACGGTTGGACAATGCGAATTTGCAGACTATCCGTATCAGGTGCTGTGCCGGCATTGGCCGGACGTGCCCAAGTGGCGGGATATATGCACGCTGAGTGGAGGTGATTTTTGTGACCGGACAGGGCTGCGAACAGTTGACGTTCTTTCAGGAGGGTTCCCCTGTCAACCGTTCTCCGTCGCCGGGAAGCGAAGAGGCACGGAGGATGACCGTTACCTCTGGCCGGAAATGCTTAGAGTTATCAAAGAGCTGCGGCCTGCTTGGGTTGTTGGAGAAAACGTTGCTGGAATCATCAATATGGCGCTCGACCAGGTGCTATCTGACTTGGAGGCCCAAGGCTACGAAACAAGGACGTTTGTTATTCCAGCTTGCGGTGTCGATGCCCCGCACCGCAGAGACAGGGTCGCAATTGTGGCTTGGCACAATGACGGCAAGCCAAACGGGAGGAAACCACTCGCTGCGATCCCCAGAGAGGATGAGAGGCAGAACTCCAAGTCCTGCGGAGTTTGTTATGATGTGGCCCACCCCGAGAGCGCAGGAATCGGGGGATTATCAGTACAGTGCAGGGAATCACGACAAGCCCACGCCGACGCTCTCCGGCGCGGTAAAACTTTGGCCGACGCCGACGGGGCGCTGCGGAACCGGCGTGAGCAACTCAGCGATGAGGCAAGGTGGGGAGGATTTGCAGACGGCGGCTGGTGGCCTCCTGAACCCGGCGTGGGTAGAGTGGCTCATGGGATTCCCCACAGGGTGGACAGACTTAGATGCTTAGGAAATGCGGTGGTTCCAGCACAGTTCTATCCGATTTTTAAGGGAATTGCGGAATTGTTTGGAAGGGAGGTGCAAAAATGAAACGGAAAATCCGCTACATGGCGTATAGCGCCATATATACCGCCCGTATCCACGCCAATGCGCTGTGCCGGTTGAGATTTCTGGCGATCAAGGCAATTGCAAAGCCGGACTACTGGCCGTTACATTACAAATGGTGCCCTACATGCAAATATCGCTGTTTGCAGCGAGCAGGCGTTTATGAGCGGGCGCGCGATGCATGGGAAAAATACGGAATATACATTCCAGCATCGCCAACAGAAATGGAGATGAAGTAATATGCCATTACTCAATTACACAACCAAAGTAGATATCTACACGACATTAGGACAGATACAAGGCCAACTGGTCAAGCACGGCGCCAAAAAGATATTGCAGGACTATGACGACGGCGGGAGGATCACGTCTATCTCCTTTATGATTGACACGCCTTTTGGGACGCGCGGAATCCGCCTCCCTGCAAATGTGGACGCAGTACATAAAGTTTTGATAAGGCAAAAGATTAAATGTGACCGGGAGCAGGCCGAGCGGGTGGCGTGGCGGATCGTCAAAGATTGGATCGAAGCTCAGATGGCGATCTTGGAATCCGAAATGGTACAGATGGAGGAAATTTTTTTGCCATACATGATAGGCGCATCAGGGCAAACCTTCTTTGAAACTTACCAAAACAATCAGTTACAAATTGAAAGGGAGTATAGCAAATGACAACATCCAAAGAATATTGCGATGTGATCTGCGACGCTATTGATACATATGGCCGAGAGGCGCAGACGGATATATGCATCGAGGAGTGCAGTGAACTAATCAAGGCCCTACTCAAATTCCGGCGCTTACCACTGGAGGAGCGGTTTGCTGTAAAGGGCATGAAGGTTCTGGAAAATATCCAAGAGGAGATCGCAGATGTGCAAATCATGCTTTGGCAAATGGAATTGCTTTATGGGCATGGGTGCACGGAACATGAAATTGAGCGGAAGATAGATCGGCTAAAAGAGAGAATAGAAGGAATTAGAAAACCACATCAGGAGGCGAGCGGGCGTGAATAAACAGCCAGGTCAAATCGACCCGATCAAAGAGATCAATATAAAACTACGTCTATCAAATAATCAGGGACTATTTCACGATAGCAGAGCCGATGCGCGTACTTGTATGGAGGCGCTGAATATCTGCATTGACAAAATTAATGAAATCGTGAAGGCTATAAACGAAATCAAAATCGCAGATGATGCAGGAAAATTGACAGCGGATGCACATGTAGGATCTTATGAGAAACAAAAGTAGATGGCGTTATAAAATTCAAGTCTAATTGCATGCAAATGCTGCAAATTCGGAATGATGAATATATTCTTATCCTCCGACATCCTGAAAGAAATTGTGATATGACCGATGAAACTCAAACATCGAGAACGCGAAAGAACCAGAAAGGGAGTGTGAGAGTGGACACAACGCGTGTTATCCAACTGCTAAAGTATTATGGGACCATAGACAAAGAAATCGAACTTCAAGCGCAGGAAATTAGAGATGCGGAAGAAATATGCTATTCCGTTTCTGGTGTAAATATGGATGGGATGCCGCGTGGAAAATATAGATTTCGCAGCCCAACCGAAGAGACTGCGATCCGGGCGGCACAAACCGACGCAGAAATAATTAGACAAATGAGGGAGCAGTTAGAACGGATGAAGCGATTGCGCTTTGAAATCCAGGGCGAATTAAAAGCGTTGCCAATAGACGAGCGTAAAATTATCATTAAAAAGCATAAAGACAACAAAGGGTGGAAAGAAATCGCGAAATATATCAATTACAGCGAAAAGACATGCAGCAGGCATTACAAAAGTGCTATTAATATTTTAGCCGCCAGATTTGAGCAAAACACATTTATTGCAGGTTATAGAATGCCTATTAAATAATGTCCGTTAATGTCCGTTAATGTCCAGACATGTCCGATTTTACCTGCTATAATAATAGTGTGGAGAGTGTGAGGGCTGGCGCTCTTCGTTCGCCTGTCCGGGGCGGTAGTACCGGGCCTTCATATATTCTATGTCGGCGCTGCCTGGAGACAGCGCCGACGACATTTTGCGGAGGAAATCAGATGGATGGCCAGCAGGTAGCAGCATGGGTTGTGGGACTCATCAACAGTAACAATGTGCATGCCTTTTACATCTCCAAGCGATGGCGACGGCTGCGAGCTGAAGTGCTAAAAGAACAGCATGGGGAATGCCAGGTTTGCAAGAGTAAAGGCAAATACACGCCTGCTGATACAGTGCATCATATAAAGCCGTTGCGAAAGTGTCCAGCGCTTGCACTCAAAAGAGATAACCTGATAGCCTTATGTGAATCATGTCATTACGAAATTCATCACTCAAAAGACCAAAAAAATAAATGGAACGATGAGCGATGGTGACCCCCCGGCCAAAAATTTTGAAAAGCGGTCAATATAGGGGATATCGGGAAATAGGGTAGACAATTCCGGGCACTCGCGCGCGCGAGGGATTTTTTTATGGGGAACGAGATCATAAAATTACCGAAAAAGCGGTACCAGTTTCATGTCATGAGAGAAAAAAGCAAAATTGAAAGTCTGTGCTATGATTTGCCAGACAGGGAGATCAGAAAGTATATCTCAGTCGGAGGATTTAGTGCGATTAGTTTTATCAAAGTGGTCGCGGATCAGGCTAAAATTTATCGTATGACGGTATCCACCCTGCGCGTCGGGAAAAAGCATCTGATGGTTTTAAATGAGTTACATCGACAGGGTAAACTTGAGAACGCAACATTTATTGTCGGAAGTTTAATGAAAAACGATAGCGAAATTGGAAAATCGTATGGATATTACACCGATTTGCAGACGACGTGTGAAAGAAATGGATGGAGGATTGCTGTCCTCAATAATCACTCAAAGGTTATTTTATTAGATACCTCAAAGGGCAAATTTGTAATCGAAACGTCCTCAAACTTAAACGAAAATCCAAGCATAGAGCAGTTTAGTTTTGAAAAAAGTGAACCGCTCTATAATTTTTATATGGGCGCATTTAAAGAGATCACGGGAGGCGAAATAAAGTGAGAATTAAAAAAGGCGATGTGCGCGAATCGCTTATTGAGCAGCTCAAGGAGAAAGGCGCGGATGTCGCTTGCTTTTCAGATCTGATTGAAGATTATATGAAACTTTGGAGCATCAAAAATAAACTCGTGACGGACATTAACAAGCGCGGAGTCGTATATGAAGATGTGTCGTCGGTCGGAATTCCCATGAAAAAAAACAACCCCTCCGTCAAAGAAATTGTTAACGTAAATCGGCAAATGCTTTCCATCCTCGAAAAATTGGGAATCAGCACGGAGAAGTGCGTTGCATCCGGGGATGATGACGGTGACTTATGAAGTCGAAAACTATATTGAATACGTCAGATCAGGGAAAGTACCGGTTTGCAAGGAGCAGTTCGCATTATGTGACCATGTCGAAAACTGTTTTGAAGAGGAGGATATCCATGTCGATGAACAGCAGTTAAAGCGATATCTAGGGTTGCAGCAGTATTTTCCGTTTCGCCTTCTTCCGTGGGAGACTTTTGTGTTTGCTTTGCATAATTGCACTTATCAGGATGACGGCGAACTTCGCTGGCCTATTTTATTTCTCTATGGCGGTCGTGGATTTGGAAAAAACGGTTATGAATCGTTTGAGTCTTTTGCGTGGTCTACCCCTATCAACGGTGTTCAGAATTACGATGTGGACATTTTCGCCACATCGGAAGATCAGGCCAAAACCAGCCCGGACGACATTCGTTCTGTGTTGGATGCAAACAAGAAAAAGCTTGAGAGGTATTTCAAATGGAACGTTGAATGCATCACGAATTTAAAGACCGGGTCGCGCATCCGATTTCGCACGTCGAGTTATAAGACCAAAGACGGAGGCAGACCGGGCGCGGTCGTGTTTGACGAATACCACGCTTACGAAAACTATAAGATGGTGGACGTTGCCACAACAGGGCTCGGCAAAAAGAAGCATCCGCGAAAGACCATCATCACAACAGACGGATACATCCGGGGAGGCCCACTGGACGATCTAAAGGAACAGGCGCGGGGAGTCTTGTTCCGAGGGCAGGATGACGGAGGCATGCTGCCTTTTATGTGCCACCTGGACAGCATCGAAGAGGTTGACAAACCGGATATGTGGGTAAAGGCAAATCCGTCCCTAGCGTACCCTGAATTTGGAACGCTGCTCCGGGAAATCAAGCAGGAATATGCTACTTACAAAAATAGCCCGAATCGTGCCGCATCATTTGTAGTAAAAAGAATGAATATGCCTGCCGAGCGGGAAGATGAAGATGTAACAACGTGGGAAAATGTGCTCGCTGCAAGTCGCCCGTTGCCAGACCTGACCGGATGCCCGTGCGTAGCCGCAATCGACTACGCCAAAACGCAGGATTTAATTGCGGCGGGTCTACTGTTTAAAAGAGACGATGTGTATTATTGGATCACGCACTCATGGATTTGCAAAAACTCGCTGGATTTGCCGCGCATAAAAGCCCCACTTGAAGAGTGGGAGGCGAAGGGCCTCTTAACGTTTGTGGACGCGCCTGAAGTGTCGCCGGAAATCCCTACGCAGTGGGTTGAAGAGCAGGCGAGAATTTATCAAACTACCGTAATGGGGATGGACAATTTTAGATACACATTGCTATCAGCGAGTTTAAAACAACATGGATTTGACACCGAAAAAGGCGGGCGCAACAACATACGCCTGACGAAGCGCGTCACGCAAATGCGATGGGCACCCGTCATTGCCAGTTCATTCGCAACGCAGCGGATTATATGGGGGGATAATCCACTTATGCGATGGTACACATGGAACACCTGCGTTGCGACCGACAAAGACGGGAACATGGTTTATCAAAAAAAAGAAGAGAAGTCACGAAAAACAGACGGCTTTATGGCTCTTGTGCACGCCTTTTGTGCCAGCGAGGATTTACCGGACTGCGGAAACTGCTCAGGGAGCTATGATGAAGTACAAATCTACAGCTATTAGGAGGGCAAGATGAAAAGAAAGCCAAAAATTGAAGTTGAGGTTGAGGTAAACGGGATTGATGAGGCGTTGAAAAAGGCGTACGAACTTAAGACGGTATGGCAGAATATTAACCGCCTTATCGATGAAGCAAAATCAAAAATATGAAAAGCAAGACCTGAAAATCTTAGTAGAAGGAAGGTGGATGGTTGCGGATTATCGAATGGATACGCGATATATTTGGCGAAAAGGACACGGTCACGCTTGCGGAGAAAATTGAGACGCAGCAGTATAAACTTGCAATCGAAGATTTTGCGATCCAAATGTCGATTAACCTGATAGCGGGTGCTGTCAGTAAGTGCGAGTTTAAAACTCTCGCGAAAGGAACTCCGGTCAAGAAAGGCGATCATTATGTCTGGAACATAGAACCGAACATCAATCAAAACTCATCTCAGTTTATCGGGGAAATCGTGCGGAAACTCCTGTACTATAACGAGTGCCTTGTCATCGAGCAAAACGGGCAGTTGATCGTAGCGGATGATTTTGTCCATACGGAGTATGCACTCTTTCCCGACACCTTCACCAGCGTCCGACGCGGGGAGCTCACCTTCCAAAAGACCTTTTATGCCGGGGATGTCATGTATTTTAGATACTCAGAAATCAGCATACGTGCATTACTGTCAAGTTTGATGAAAGGATATTCCGACCTCCTGTCGATGGCGGTTAACAAATACAAACGAGCAGGCGGAAGAAAGGGCATTGTAACAACCGAGACAACGCCGCAGCAAAACGACGCATGGCAAAAGGCTCTAAACGACCTTTATGGGAATCGTTTTAAATCCTATTTTAAGGAAGAAAACGCCCTTGTAGTCCTTCCGAGGGGAATTAAATATGACGAGATTTCAGGAGAAGGTAGCAAAAAATCCACCAGCGAGGTAAATGACATCGCAAATATCACGAAAGAGGCATTTATGCGTGTTGCACAAGCATTTAAAATTCCGCCCGCTCTCCTGCAAGGAGAGATTGCAGACGTAGAAAGCTTGGTAGACGAATTTTTAACATTTTGCGTCGATCCCTTGTGTGATCTCATCCAGACGGAGATCAACCGGAAGTATTATGGAAAAGAGGCATATATTAACGGTTATAAGCTCATGATCGACACAACATGCGTGAAGCACATTGACGTTTTCTCGATCGCAGATAAGGCTGATAAATTGATTTCTGCTGGCCTTTACAATATCGATGACCTGCGTGAAAAGTTGGGCGATGTACCGCTCAATACATGGTGGAGCCGTATGCACTGGATGACTAAAAACTATGCGGACATTACAAAATTACCTGCAGCGGGAGGGGGTGAAGTAAATGAAAATTGAAAAATCCGGAAAAGTGACTGGGCTTGAAGTTGATGACGCAGAACTTGAAAAGATTAATCAGCTTACCTTGTCGCCGCTAACAGCAGAAGAAGTCTTTGCTTTCCGAGTGATCGCGTGTGGAAACGACATTGACCGTGATGGTGAGGCGTTCACAAAATCGGCGCTGGAAAAACTATCTGAACTGTACGTCGGGAAAACCATGATTACAGATCATGATTGGTCCGCAAATGGCCAGATCGCTCGCGTATACCGAGCAGAAGTTACAACCACGGGAGCGAAATCCAAAACCGGCGAGCAGGGCGCACAGCTCATCGCCTATTGTTACATGGTCAGAACAGACAAGAATCAGGGTTTGATCGCGGAGATTAAAGCCGGTATTAAAAAAGAGGTATCCATTGGGTGCGCAATTGGCCGGGTGACCTGCTCGATTTGCGAAGTGGATAACACAAAAACGTATTGCGAGCACCGCGCAGGCGAGGAGTATGATGGGAAAACCTGCTATAAAGCCCTTGACGACCCGAAAGATGCATATGAAATCTCATTCGTCGCCGTCCCCGCTCAGCCGGAGGCTGGGGTGACGAAGGATTACGGAGGAAAAAAGGAAGAAGCTCCGCCGCAGACGCTCATGAAGAGATTACAAGCAATTTTTGCAGGCAAAGAATAAAAAATGGAGGTATCAGACATGCCGAAAAGCAGTGATTTTACGAGAGACGATTTTCGCAAGAAGTTTTCCGACGCGCTCAAAACGAGCGACGAGGAAAAGGTTGCAGAGGTGTTTTGCTCCTTTGCGGAGGAAATGCGTAAAGGAATCGAAAATGATTATTTGGAATATCAGAAGACGAAGGATAATGCGATCCTTGAGAAACGTGGCGTGCGCACACTGACGGCGGATGAAACCAAATTTTACAAAGCACTCATCAAGGCGGCCCGAGAGGACAGCATCGAAAAAGGATTTGAGGGTCTTGAAAACGCCTTCCCCGAAACGGTTATCGATCAGGTGCTTGATGATATCAAGACCACATTTCCGCTGCTTAACGCGATCAGCATCCAGAATACGGCGACGCTTACAAAGATGATCGTCAACAAAAAGGGTGTGCAGTTTGCAGTATGGGGGCCGCTAGGGAGCAAGATCACTCAAGAGCTGGAAGGCGCAATCGCAAAGGTGGAAGTCGGCACAAAGAAGCTTACGGCCTTTATGGTTATTTCAAAGGACATGATGGACGCCGGGCCGCAGTGGATCGACGCATACGTCCGTGCTGTACTCGCGGAAGCACTCGGCGCTGGTTTGTGCAAGGCAATCATTGCGGGCACCGGTAAAAACGAGCCAATTGGCATGATGAAAAATCCGGACGGAAGCGTCACTGAAGGCGTATATCCCGACAAAGAAGCGGTGAAAATTACCGATCTCTCACCGAAAACAATTGGAAGCATTGCAAAGACAATCTCTAAAGGGCCGAATAACCGTAAGCGCGCCGTCCCGAGGCTGATGATGGCGGTAAATCCGACCGATTATTTTGATAAGGTCATGCCTGCGACAACCTACTTAACACCCAATGGGACTTACGTCCAAAATGTCATGCCGTATCCTACGGACATTGTGCAGGATGTTAATGTCCCGGATGGAAAGGCAATTTTTGGCCTTGCGAGCCGATATTTTATGGGCGTTGGAAAAGGCGGTGCGGGCGGTAAAGTTGAATACTCGGACGAAGTGCGCTTTTTGGATGACGAGCGGGTTTACATCACTAAAATGTACGGCGATGGAATGCCGCTTGACGGAAACGCCTTTGTCGTGGCAGACATTTCCGGATTAGAGACAACCAATTATGAGGTGACGGTCAAGCAAAAAGAAACATCCACATCCTGACGGGTGGTGTGAAAAATGGAACTATTTGAAGCTGTGATGCAAGAGTTAGATATCACGTGGGATGACATATCAACGGAAAAACGCATTGACGGCTACATCGCGAGAGGAAAGGCGCGCCTGGAGCAAATCGCAGGCGCGCCGCTCAATTTTGACGAGGAAGGGGAGCCGCGTCGGCTCCTACTCGACTATTGCAGATATGCAAACTCGCGCGCACTAGAGGCGTTCGAGCGAAATTTTGCATCCGATCTGCTGAGTTTGCATTTGAATGCGCAGGTGAAAGCCAGTGAAACCGAAAACGCCGAATGAGTTTTTGACTTTTAATGATGGGTCAATCGAAATCATCCGGGAAGGTAGCAGAGAAAGGCTGAGGCTACACTATGGAAACCGCGTTGTTGGCATCAAACGCCATTATGCCGCCCGCACTGCGGGGACGGAGATTAGCAAACTCATCCATGTCCCGCGCGTACCGGGAGGCATATCGCCGCAGGACAATGCGATCATAGACGGAAAAAAGTACAAGATCGAACAGGTGCAGGCGCTTGACGATACCAACCCGCTGTGTTATGTCCTTACGCTCAAAAAATATGGGATTGTGAGGGGATAGCGTTGGGACAGATTGTCGGGATTTTGGATTTAGAGGACGCAATCGAAAAAGAACTGGAAGCTTATGAAGCCGGGGTATCTAAAGCTGTAAAAGACGGAGTGGCAAAAACAGCCAAACAGGTAAACCAGACGATTAAGGAGCACGTTACATTTGGAGGCACAGGGGAGTATGTTAAAGCTTTTCGGCTGTCAAGGACGATTGAAACGCCCTATCAAAGATCGTATACATGGTACGTTGCGGCACCGTATTACCGCTTAACGCATTTATTGGAAAACGGACACGCTATACCGTGGGGAGGCCGTTCCCGCGCCTTCCCACACATCAAATACGGAGAAGAACTCGCGGAATCGAATATGCTCGAAATTGCGAAGGAGGCGGCACAGAGTGAATATTAAATCTTGGCTCGAACAGACGGGAGAGCCGGTTGCGGAAACCGCCTTTACCAAGCAAATGCAAGCCCCGTTTATTGTTTATCTGGATGATACAAGCAGGAGGGGGCACGATTTTGGAAACCTCCTGACGGTGCATAACCTAACGATCGAGCACTACACAGAGGACGGGAATGACGAGTCAGTTGTCGATCTTATCGAAGCAGCGGGAATCCATTACGAAAAAGAACGGCAGTGGTTAAGCAAAGAAGAATGTTTTCTGACATTGTTTTATCTCGACGAAATTTTAGAAAAGGAGATCATCACATGAAAAGAAATCCCAACACTATTACACTTGGAAGCGGAAAGCTTTACATCAAAGAGTTTAAGGAGAGCATCGGAGATGTTGCCCAACTTATCAAGGACATGGCGACAGATGAGTTCCTTTTGGGGCGAATTCAGGGCGGCGCGAGTTTGGAATATAAGCCGAATTTTTACACGGCAAAGGATGATTTTGGGTATGTTACCAAAACAATTATCACGGAAGAAGAAGCGACGTTAAAAAGCGGGATTTGTACATGGAACGGCGCAGTGCTTGAAAAGCTTTGCGCAACTGGTCGGGTCACAGAGGATACCGCAAACGGGCTGCGTATCGTGAAAATTGGTGGGATCAGTAACGACAACGGAAAAATCTATGTCATCCTGTTTGAGCACAAGGACGCAGAATATGGGAATGTCTATCTCGCTATCGCTGGCCGCAATACCGCTGGATTCTCGCTCGCGTTCGCAAAAGACAAGGAGACTGTCATTGACGCTGAATTCTCGGCGCAGGCATGTGACGAGGAGGGGACAAAAATCATTTATGCGGAGGAAATCGACAAAGCCTCTGATATGGAGGAATAACACATGTTTGATGTTACCACACTGTCAAAGCGCTATTTTGGATTGCGTCTGACCGTTGAAGCGGATGACGGAAAGCGAGATATCGATCTGGAGATCGAGCCTCCGAAATTGAAAACGATGAAACGCCTCATGGCGCTCAGTAAATCCGGGGAGGATGAGAACCAGATTGATATGCTTACCGATGCGATGCAAAAGCTACTGTCTAAAAATAAGTCTGGATACAAGGTCCCGCGTGAATTGATCGAAGAACTCAATTTCGACGAACTGCAAGCGATTCTTGAAGCGTTTTTGTCGTGGGTTGCGGATGTGCAAAACCAAAAAAACTGAATGTCCCGTATTATCCCGACGAGGGTGATACGGGACATTTTGATATCCAAACATTGCTGGAAAAGCTCGTCAGCGAATACACGGGGTTTAATCTCCGCGAGGTTGACGAGCTTAATTATTTTGTTTTTTGCCTCTATTTGCGCGATGCGGCAATCTACCGCTATATGCAAACAGAAGAGGGGCAGGAATACCTTGAAAAATGCTGGACGATCCGGCAGACAGAACCGGACCGGGGTGCTTTGCGCGTTCAATTTGGAAATAAAGAGGCGAGTAGGGGGCGAGAAGATGAGCACAGGAAAAATTAAAGGCATCACGGTAGAAATCGGAGGAGACACAAGGCCGCTGAACGATGCCCTGAAAAAATCAGAAAAGCAGATCAAAACCACGCAAAGTGAACTGCGAGAAGTGAACCGGCAGTTAAAATTTGATCCCACAAATACAGAACTGCTCAGGCAAAAGCAAACCCTGCTTGCAAGTGCCGTCAGTGAAACCCGCCAGAAACTTGACACGCTGAAACAGGCCGAAAAGCAGGCACAGGAACAATTTAAGCGTGGAGATATATCCGCTGAGCAGTACCGTTCCCTGCAACGCGAAGTTGTCAAAACAGAAGGACAGTTAAAAAGCCTTGAAAAGCAGGCGGCACAGTCGAACGCAACGATCGAAAAGATTAAAGGCGTTGCCGACAGCGTATCGCAAGGGGCAAAAAAGGTCTCCGGAGCTATGGCTCCCGTGTCTGCTGCTATTGTGGGTGCGGGCGCGTATGCGGTTAAGGCAATGGATGAGGTTGACGTGGGGCTTGACACTTTGGCAACCAAAACCGGCGCAACCGGGGAGACTGCAAAAGACCTCCAAGAGGTATATAAACAGGTCGCAGAAGAAATTCCGGGCGATTTCGGGGATATCGGGGCTGCCGTGGGCGAACTCAACACGCGCCTTGATTTTACAGGAGAAAAGCTAAAGTCTGCGTCCGTGGATTTTTTGAAATTTGCGAAGGTAAACGGAACGGACGTAAACACGTCTGTACAGCTTGTTACCCGTGCAATGGGGGACGCGGGAATTTCGGCAGGCCAATACAAGCCATTGCTAGATGCTCTGACTGTGGCGGCTCAAAAAAGCGGAATCTCCATTGATACGCTGACGACCAACCTTGCGAAATATGGTGCGCCAATGCGTGCTCTAGGGATAGACACGGAAAACGCAATTGCACTCTTTGCTGGGTGGGAAAAGGCAGGCGTTAACACCGAAATTGCATTTTCAGGAATGAAAAAGGCGATCTCCACTTGGGGCGCTGCCAACAAAGACCCGCAAAAAGAGTTTGCAAAAACCATGCAGCAGATCAAAGACTGCCCAGACTTGGCGAGTGCGACGACACTCGCCATAGAAGCTTTTGGGCAAAAGGCAGGGCCGGACCTTGCCGACGCGATCAAGGGTGGCAGATTTGAGGTCGAATCTTACGCGAAAGCAATTCAAAACTCGGCAGGTACCGTAGAAAGCACATATAGCCAAGTTGTAGATGAAGTAGACGACGCACAGCTCGCAGCACAAAATCTGAAGCTAGGCCTGCATGACTTGGGGGAAACGGTAGCTAAAACGCTTGGGCCGATCTTTTTAAAGATTGCACAAAGCGTGAAGCAACTGCTGGATCGATTCAACGAGTTAAGCCCAGCAGGCAAGAAAACCGTTATGGTTATAGCTGGGATAGTCGCCGCGATTGCGCCTATGGCAGGCGTTGTCTCGGTAATCGCGAAAATGACATCGGGGATTATGAGCCTTTCCGAGACGTTTAAGACGCTCAAAAGCGCTACACAGGCACAAACGATAGCGCAAAAGGCGCTCAATCTCGTAATGAATCATAATATCATCTTTTTGGTTATCACGGCAATCACAGCACTTGTAGCGGGATTTATGTACCTCTGGAAAAACTGCGAAGGGTTCCGAAATTTTTGGATCGGACTATGGGACAAAATTAAGACGGTTACATCAAACGCAGTTGAAGCCTTGAAAACCTTTTTTACCGTCACGATTCCAAACGCCTTTAACGCGGTTATAGATTGGATCAAAGCTAATTGGCAAGGGCTGTTGCTCTTGATTGTTAATCCATTTGCAGGCGCGTTCAAGCTGTTGTATGACAACTGCGAAGGGTTTCGGAATTTCATCAATAATTTTTTGCAGAAAATCAAGGATTTTATTGTAAACACATGGAACTCTATAGTCACCTTTTTTACGGAATCGATTCCAAACGCTTTCGCGCAGCTCATCGCATGGTTTTCAGAACTGCCTGCAAAAATCGGCTATGAAATCGGCCGTATCCTTGCAAACATTGTAAATTTTGGCGTGAATGCGTGGAATTGGGTGACGACAGAACTCCCCAAAATAATACAAGGGATTGTTGATTGGTTTGCATCCCTTCCGGGCCGCATATGGACGTGGTTAGTCAATGCGGTTAATAACGTTATTGCATGGGGAACAGCTGTCAAAAATCACGCAACCGCGCTTATAAAGGCGGCCATAGATGCGGTTGTAAACTGGTTTGCTACCTTACCAAGTCGCATTTGGACGTGGTTGGTAAACGCTAAAAATCGAGTCACCGAATGGGGCGCATCCGTAAAAGAACGAGCGTCTGCCCTGACTAAGCAGACAATCGATGCGGTTGTTAACTGGTTCAAATCCCTTCCCGATCGTGTGAAAGAATGGCTGACTAAAACCAAAGACCGGGTGGTTTCTTGGGGAAAAGAAACAGCGCAAAAGGGCAAAGAGGGCGCACAAGACCTATTCAATAATATTGTCAACACCGTCAAAGAACTGCCCGGAAAGATGCTTGATATCGGCAAAAACATTGTTACGGGAATTTGGGACGGAATCAAAAATAAAGTGACCTGGATCAAAGACAAGATCAAGGATTTCGCAGGAGGAATCGTAAAAGGATTTAAAGATAACTTAGAAATCCACTCTCCCTCTCGCGTATTTGCGGATCAAATTGGCAAGTTTATCCCTGAAGGCATATGGCAGGGAATTTCCGGCGCGATGGGAAAGCTGCAAAGCAACATGAAGCAGAGCGTCGGCAGGCTTGTTGAGGCCACGCAGGGGAGCGTTAATGCCACAATGATGACCACGGCAGGCGGAAGCGCGGGTGGTAAAAGCATGTCATTTACGCAAAACAACACATTTAATGGTTACCAGAGCCGCGACGGCGCGCGCGCGGTCGAAGACCTGAACCGCAAACTTGGAATTGCGTACGGAGGTGCGTTTTAAGTGCGAAAAATTCAACTGAAAAACGCACATGGCCAGATATTTGACCTACTGCGCCGGGATGCGATCTTTAAGAATATGGATGGGATCGGCTTTCGAAAGGAAACCGATTTTTCCCGCGTTGGAGATGATTTTATCAAAGTGGAAAGCCTGTTGTCGCAAAAAGTGATAACAGGCACCATGCTTTTTGACAGCGAAGATGCGTACAACGAGTTTTTAAAATTTATCCGCTACGCCCCCCTACAATTTGGCTACAGCCAGCGGGACGAATGGCGCTACATTAAATGCATTGTATCCAACCTAAAAAAACGGGAGATCACGCCCTATAATGAGTTTTGTGAGGTCGATGTCGATTTTACCTCTATTTCACAATGGCAAAAGAATACACAAATTGTAACGGCGCAGCGCTCGGAAGGATCAGGTAAGACCTATGATTATGCCTACCCGTACTCCTATGTTGACGGAGCGATGGGGAGCGCAAAAATTATGAATACGGGGTGTGAAAACGCGCCTATGCGGTTCCACGTTTTCGGTCCCTGCCAACGTCCATTTTGGACGATGATGCAGTCAGGACGAGTGATCGGAACCGGGAAAGTGAACGCTGTTATCAACAGCGGAGAGCAATTGATAGTAGACAGCAGCCCTTTGACACTCGAAATGTCGCGCAGGGATCGAAACGAAGAACTGATCTGCGACGAATACCAAAACGGAGATTTTTCGACAGATCGATTTCTCCTAGCTCCGATCGGAGAAAGCGAATTGATTTTTTCGCACGAAGGTAGCGAAATTTTAAAGGTGATTATCGAGGTGAACGAGATTGCCGAAACAGTATAGGGCTGAAATATTCGCGCGGGATTTCGCGTTTCGCGGATGGTCGCAGGTCGAAAGCCCCAAAATCGTATATGACTATCTGACGCTTGAGGCAACGGAAATCAACCTGCCGAAGCATTTGGAATGCCAACGCGGTGATTATCTCTGCATGGAAGGATATGAAGGGATTGTAAAATCAATCGAATATGATAAAAACCGCACAAAATTGACCGTGAAGCCGCTTTTATCCCTACTAGACATACAGGTTTATTACGACCGGAACGCCATCTATATACAACCGCTGGAAACCTTTATTGCGGCGCTCGTCCAAAAAGAATTGATCGACACAGATGACGAAATACAGCGGGTGGAGGGCTTGCGGATTGAAACGCGCACGAATCAAATAGAAGGACGGCTGAATCTAAAAGACAATATCCATAAACTATTTGACGATATTATTTTAAAAGCCTTAACCAAATACGGAATCACGGTAAAAATGTCTCTCGACATTCACAAAAAAGAAATTAAATGCTCTATCGGCATGACGAAGGCAGCGCAGAAAACGATTGAGGCAGATTTGCCGGTCGTATTAGAGCAGTCAATTACTTTGCGCGACGATTACGGAGCCGCAAACAAATTCATTGCGGTCAACAAGCGGAATGAGAGCGAAACATTGACGTACTACGCAGAGGATTATGCGCCTCCTTGCGTACAGGTTGTGGAATATATCGACGATGACGATTTTTCGGGGAAGGCAAAGGAGAGGTCGGACGAGGCGCTTGCAAAAGCAGAGTTTGAGAATTGCATTGAAATTGTACTACAGGAAGAAAACACATTTTTAGGAGGAGCGGAGGTCGGGGACCGGGTGAATGTCATAAAGGACGGAATTGTATACCCCACTGTTTTGACCGGATATGAAATTGAACGCGGACGGATGCGGTATATTTTTGGAGCCATCCGGATTGAATTGACGAAAATATTAATTATGGAAAGAAGAAATGGAAAATGATCGAACTAAAAACGCTTGACAAATCGCGGGTAAATCCCGTAGATGACGGCGTGCTTTACAATGCCCTTGCGGGCGAAAGCGGTATTTTAACGGGTTGCGGGCTGACGGCAGTCGGAGGCGCGCAAGTGCAGATCAGAGATGGATACTTGATTTTATGCGGCAGGGTATGCAAAGTGTCCCAGGAGGTACTATACGCTAATTTGTCCGCGAATGGAACGCAGGAAGGGCAATTAGTTACAGTGATTGATCTGTCAAATGCAGAAAATCCGATAAAGTTTGAAACGCGTCTGCCGAAAGGCGAATTGATGCAAGGGGATATCAACGCAGGCGGAACGATTTACGAATTGGAAATTGCAACGTATACAGCAAATGAATTGTCCGTAAAAAGCATCACAACTACGGCAAATAAAATAGGACTAGCGAAAGAAAAAACACTCGGCCAACCCTCCGGCATCGCCACTCTCGACAGCAGCGGCAAGCTTGCGCAGATGCCTACGGCGGCGGATGTGGGGGCGGTGCCGTCAATGCTTACGGATATCATATATGTTGATCAGGCAGATCCAGTGCCGCATTACGATAACCTTAACAACTATATCACGCCGGGTCAGCGTGTCCATATTGCTACCGTAACCACCGC